TTGACGTGGTTGCCGGGGTTGAGCACTATAAGGTTCGGCATGTAGCCTCTTTTATTGGCGTCGGCGACGTTGCCGTTCATGCACTGGAGGACTGCTGCTGCCAGCACGTCTCCTTCGTTTGCTGACGTCACTTTGTCAAAGTTGGCCGGGCATGCGAAGGTCTTGGCATACTGGTCTATCCCCTTCAGGTTGACAGTCAGTCCGGTCCCGCTGAGCAGCTGGGCCTCCCTCTTGCGGGGGATTCCGTTGCTGATCAGGTCCTGTATCTCGGAGGTGATGTATTCGAAATCCTCGAGTGCGGACCTGGATACCTTCGTGTAGTCCTTGATCATCTTGATGTCCATGCTCTGCTTCGTCCAGGTCTTTGCGGATCCAGCAGCCGGCTCTGCCACCTCGGCGACCATTTCAGCGGAGTCGGTCCTGGTGGTTTCTTCCCACCATGAGATGCTGTCACGGCCCTGGCCGATGATCCCCTTGTTGATGTTGTCCCAGATCGGGGTGTTACGCCAGGGTGCGGACGATACGCCTACATCGGTCTGTGTCTCGATCGTTCCCTGGTTGATATCGTCAGTGTCAATGTTAGCGGCCTTGCGGGTCACCTCGAAGCCGGCGATTTCTCCCCTGCCGGAGAAGGCCTTCACTCTGGCCTTAAAGTCATCGCTCTTCACCTTCTCGAAGATCTGCTGACCCAGGCTCTTACCTCTGCTGTCCTGGTACTCTCCGAGCTGTTTGAGCTGCGTGGAGATCTCATCGAGCTGCTCCTGCTGCTTGGCTATCTCGTCGGGCAGGATGGGCTTGCCCTCCTTGTCGACCAGCTTATCCAGCTTTGCGGTGACGGCGGTGAATTTTGCCTCCAGCACCGACAGGTCAGCCTTCTCGCTTATAGATGATTTCAATCCCGCTATGGAATTGTTGATCTCTGCGGCGATCTGTTCAACTGTTTTTGTTTCTGCTCCCATTTGTCAGATTTTTAATTTGTTATAAAATTCACGTATCTCTCTCTCCTCCTTGAGTGCGGACGGGTCGCTGGTGCGAGTGTCCTGCGGGTCATTCGATTCGAGTAGTCTCTTCAGTTTGTTGTATGTGTCCTCAATCAGTCGGGCCTTCTCATCGCTGTAGTTTCCCTGGCGCATCATCAGCTCCAGGTCGGAGAATGCCTTTATGTCGATCAGCGGTGTCTCGCTGTTGGCTCCCCAACCGTAGACGGTGCTGTACTCCATTACTAGTCGCCATTCACTGACCCTCCTGGTGTAGTGATCTCCGGTGCGATCCTCTTCGAACTTTATGGGCTGCACCCGGACGGAGTGTTCCAGGGTCTTGCCGTGTTCGGCGAACAGCTTGTAATCCTCGAAAACATCCCGGCCCAGTTGCTTTTGCATGTTCAGCTGGCTGTGGGCGTATGCACCGAAGTCATCCTCTCCGAGCTTAATGGGTACGCCGAGCAGCTTATTCCGGTCATGGTTCAGCCAGTGCTGGATCCTGTTGCCGTTGTTCTTAAAGGTCCGCTTGAAAGATCCCGGGAGCGATATGTCTCCGTCGGTATCCTCGACGTTGAAAGCGTTGATGTAAACGACCACGATCCCTTTCTTGTCGTCGAGGTCCTTCACCTGGTACTCCAGATTCTTGAGTATGACTCTCTCTTCCATTTCGCTCTTTATTTTAGTTCTTCATAAAATCCACATAAACAGTTAATTGTATTCTCTGCCCTTCCTGCTGGGTCGCCTGGGTATTGTAGTCTCTCACCCCAAACGGTGAAAGCTTCATGGAGATCCACCTTCTGGCCATTGGCTGCTTTGTGTTCGTCCCTGGTGTGCTTGGCAAAGGCTGACATCCATACCTTGTTCATCTCCACTCCCAGGCTCTTGGTCCCTTCAAGGCTCCCGTAGTTGGAGGCCCTGTTTATCTCTGTCCGGACGATGCGCTCTGTCCGGTAGTATTTCATTTCGTGCCACTCGCTGGCGATCCGGTCCCGCAGCATGGTCTGGGCCTCTCCCATCCCGAGTCCCTGGTCGAGTATCTCCGGGGTCAACCTCTTGAGAAGATCCTGGATCAGTGCGATGCTAGTGTCGCCGGCAGCGACCACCATGCTTCCGGCGTTGTTTTTCAGGTATTGGAGGATCTGTTCCGTGATCAGGCTCTCGAAGATCTCATCCTCCTCGGCCTTCCGGCGGGAGAGCATTTTGCCCCATTTCCTGCGGCTCTCCATAGCGAAGGGGATGCTGGTATTCATGTAGAGCTTGCGGTATGCCTCCTCGATAGCCTGGTTGTTCAGTGGTGGGATCTCCAGGTCTCGGATATCGCTGATCTCCATGATCCGGTCGTACAAGGGCTGGATCTGGTGGTCGAAGGCTCGCCGAAACACAGGCCTCATTGCCTGGCGGTAGCTTGCCTTCTGCCGGTCCAGGTAGTGCCAGGTGGTGGATCCTCCCTGGCGGGTCTTGAGGATGATATGTGCTGTGGCGGTTGTCATCGTTAGTAGTCTATCTTGCCTGTTTTGCGGATCTTCTCCCTGGCCCAGTTGGTTGTCACTGGTCCTGCCTCATCAATGGCTGCTGCACATGCCTCGATCTGCCTGGCGAGGATCCTGTCCACCTCTTCCCTGGTGAAGGTCTGCTTTGTCTCTTTCGGTTTTCCTTTCGTTGCTGTCATGGTTGTTTGGTTTTTACATGGCTACTGATAGCCCATGTTGTTCATAGAATTTGTCGCTCCGCTCGACGTCCGGTTCTGAGAAGCCGAGGGGTACCCTATTGAGATCGGTGTAGCGGATCTGCATCTCCGGTAGTCCGGTCCTCTCTTTGCCCATCAGCTCGAGGTAGTCATCCCCTGTAATGATGCCGTCCCGAAACATGCGGCTCACCCATTCACTCTTCTTTGTATTGTCGTCCTGGAGGGCTTCAATATTTGAAAAGTCGGGCTTGAGATAAAAGTCGCCGTAGTACCGGATGACTCTGTTGATGCCGTTGCAGAACTGAGTCACGTCGGGGATCAGTCGGTTGGTGTAGATCGTCTTGCTCGCCTCCGTCATGTTGTTGTAGGTACTGGCGGCGGTGTCGTTGAAAAGCTGGGCCGGTACCTGGAGGATATTGCAGAAAATGCGGCGACCGTGTTCGCTCATGCTGACGATCTCCAGCTCCTTCAAGTTGTCGTAGCCGATCTTGGTGTAGGCCATCTCTCCCATTGTGAAGATCGGGATGGCCATATTGTCGACTCCCTGGTACTTGAGCTTGTAACGCTCACGGAACTTGGATTCCTGTTCAGCGGTTGTGTCGTCGCCGGCCTCTGATTTTTTTGATAGGATGCCAGGCGGGTGTCCGTAGCTGTACATCTTGGCGGTCACCTCGTAGCCCTTGTTCTGGCTGTTGATGATGTTGGCAGCGACCTTGACTGGCGACATGCCCATGAAATTCTTGCCTCCCTCGTAGCTGAGACTGGGTGCGAACCTCTCATGCCAGACGTCCGCTGTCTGGATCTTGTATGACTGGTTTATGTCCAGTACGTATTCTCCTATCGGCTGTCGCCATCCCTTGCTATTTATGATGACGTTCTGGGTGGGCATCATGATCAGCCCGTCCTTTGTCAGCTTGCCCTTGTTAATTCCGGAGGTGAGTCTGGGTGCATAAACGATGGAGTTGCCGGTGATGTAGCGGAAGATGGCCCATTCCTGGCAGAACTCGGTGAAGGTCTGGTAATAGTTGACCCGTTCAAAGAGTTGATCGATTTCGTCGTTCTGCACCTCGACCTCCTGGTCCCCTTTCATCTGGACCAGCTTAGCCTCCTCCATCACTTGGGCGAACATACCAGCCAGCTTGACCACGATACTGAAAAGATCCGGGTTGCCCTCGTAGCCCTCTCGGACGTAATCCTTCATCTTGCTGTCGCTACCCAGGGGCGTCCCTGCTGATAAAAACTGGTACAAGGCGTGGTAGAGCTGGTTCTGCTCAGTGACCTTGTATTCCAGCTCAGCCAGCATGGCTTTCTGCTGCTCGATGATTTCCCGATATTTCCTAGATCCAAACATTGGTATTGGTTTTCTGTTTCGTCCACATGAAATAGTATCTGGCGGCATCTATCAAATGGTTGAATGCATCGATGGGGATCCCTGCTCTGGTGTCTGACCAGAGGTAGTTACTTAGCTCATTCTGGATGTTGGCTGAATTTTCGGTTACGATTATCTCGTAGCCTTGCATCTTCTTCAGCCATTCACTGACGGTCCCGTCTTTTTTCACCGGAACGATGTTCAGTTTCAATCGTGCCGGCCCGTCCGGCTTTCGTAGGTCCTCTATGGTCCTGGGGTCAGCGCAGTCAGCCACGATCAGGCTGTTGGCACTGGGTATAGCTCTGAGGACTGCCTTCCTCAATTCGTCGGTCGACTGGCCTGTCTCATAGAAGCACTCGTCGAGGTAAATCTTTTTTCTCTTCTCATCAACGGCTTCCTTCACCATTGCGTCTGGATCCGGGTGGTAGCCGAAGTCTAGCCCGTAGCCGTATGGCAGGGTAGCGTCGAAGTCGCCGATCCTCCAGTTGGTGAGGATCTGGCCCTCAAGGATCCCGACCTCTCCTTCGCCGTAAACCTTCACCCAGTTCTCGAAGCCCTTCTTCCCGTACTTGCTCATGATCTTCTCCAGTTCGATCGTCGACAAGTAGGGGTTGTCTCTCCAGGTGCTGTGGATGTAGGCGTGTTTAAAGTTCGGGATGACCTCGTCATGCACCCAGAACCTGCTAGTCGGATTGTAGTCGATGAAGGTGCATCGTCTGGTCCTAGTGTGGAGCTGGTCGAAGACCTCGTAGGTGATTTTCTTGTTTGCTTCGTTTATGTACAGAATGTCACGCCTGGGGCCATGCACTTTTGCCAGGTTGTTTTCGATGCCGAAGAATTCGATTATCGATTTGCCGATCCGGTAGACGTTCTCAGTCCGATTGCAGACCTCTGCCGGGTTAATTCCAAAACTGACCAGGATCTTGTCAAAGTCCCGGATGGCTCCCAGCTTCAAGTGTGGTAGTGCGTAGCTGGTCACCGAAATCACCAGGGTTGTTGGACTGTAGAAGGCGATCATAAAAAGCAATTGCAGGATGGACCAGGTCTTGCTGGATCCTGTGCTGCCCTGGTTGATGATGAGGTTGTGTCCTGCATCGTAGGCTTCCTGGTTCTTGAAGAATATGTCAGTTAAGTCTGCTTGCATTCTCTATGAATCTTTTCAACTTTTCTGCATTCTCGGGTGTGGTGACGTTGATGGTTATGGGCGCTGGGAGCCCGGTATGTTTGCTCTCCTGGGTCTCGACGTAGCCTCTCTTCTTGGCTATGGTTTTCGCCAGGAAGATCAGCACCGTCGGGTTCTCATCCTGTAGTCCGAGCTTGGCTAGCTTGCCCTCGATGGCATCCATATATGCCTCCTTATAGTCGTCGCTCTCCATCTGGGCCTTGAACTCCGGGTCCTTCTTGGCCCATTCGTAGACTGTCTTTCGGGCGATCCCAATGGCACGGCAGGATGCACTCACGTTGCCGAATGTCTTGTACATGGCTTCGATGAATGCCCTTTTGCTGGTTTCCTGGTCTATGCCTTTTTTGTTCGCCATCTGTTACTGGTTGTTACTCCGTCCTCAGAACGGTACGTTGCTAAAATCGACTACTTGCTGTCGTCTGCCTCTTGCTGCGGACGATCTGCTGCCGCTGCGCCCGCCTCTACTACTCCACGCCATAATTTTGCCCTCCTTACTGATTTATTGATGGTTTTGAATTTCTCGATCACTCTGTTGTTTGTCTCGGTTATAAAGTCATAGATCTCCTTGCTGTCCTGGATCATTATCTGCTCGATGTTGCCGCTGCTCCGTAGGTTTGCGCTGCCGTGTATGCACAGGTGGATCCCGTTTGTCAATTTGGCCACGACCACCTTCGTGTGGTTGCCGGAGACGGCTAGTTGGAAGCGGTTGTCGATATCCAGCTCTCGGTGGATGTATGGGATCAGCTGGTTCCGCTCATGGGCATAGAAATAGTCGCTGACGGTGAGGTTCAGCTCCCGGACGTATCCCTTCAGCAGCAGGGTTGCCAAGCTGTCGACGTTCTCCTGGCTCATGCTCAATGTGGTTATGTCCATGCGGTAGGCCCGGATCAGCTTCTGGGTAAACAGGGCCTCGATGAGATCGCCAAAAATGAAGGATCCGTCGATGATGCCGAAATAACAGAAGCCTGGCTCCAGGTGTATTTTGCCTGCTGTCCTTCTGGCATTGCGCCAGTGGTCCAGCTTGGGTTTGAACTGGGGTGGCTTGATCAGCCTGGTGCTGACATCCGTCTCCTGCTCCTGGTCGAATAAGGCGTCGACATCGAAGTCAAAGTCGAAGGCGTTGTCCAGCTCGTCGAAATCAAAGCCCTGGTTTTCTATGTTGCTACTTTCTGTCATTGCTGCTGCGAACTTTCATGAACCTCCTCGAAATCGACGAACTCGGGCGAACTTTTGGGAACCTTCTCTTCCCTGGTCGAACTCCCGCCATATTCTTTGCCGACCCTGGTGATTTTCAATTCCGGGTCGAACTTTCGCATCCGGTCGATGATAATCTCGCAATACTCCGGGTCGATCTCCATTGCGTAGCACCGGCGGTTCAGCTGGTGTGCTGCTACCATCGTGCTTCCGGATCCAATGAAGGGATCCAGCACTATCTCGGCTCGGCGGCTGCTATTCTGGATGAGATAGCCCAGCAGGGTCACAGGCTTCATGGTCGGATGGAGATCATTGGCCATCGGTCTGTCGTGATAGATAACCGTCGATGGTGTGCTGTCGGAGAGGATCTCTGTCAGCATCTGGAGCAGCTCCTCCTTCTTCAGCTTCTTCAGATCGATCTTGTCATCAATGACTGTTGTCAGGCTGCGGTCATTGGTGAAATAGTGAGCTGCTCCTGGCTTCCATCCATAGAGGATGGGTTCGTGTCTCCATTGGTAGTCCTGGCGTCCGAGTACCAGGCTATTCTTCACCCAGATAAGGCATTGGCGTATTGTGATTCCGTTGTCCCGTAGGGCCTTTCGGAAATTGTAACCTTCGCTGTCTGCGTGGAAAATGTAAAAAGCCCCGCCATCCTTCAGGGCTGCTATCATGTTGCGGTAAAAGTCAAAAAGGAATTTGTAGAAGTCAGCGTCGGGCATGTTGTCATTCTGGATCCGACTGTCGTTCCTTTTGCCTCCCAGGTACTCGTCCAGCATCTCTGCCTTGTCCCCGTAGTTGACGTTGTATGGCGGGTCTGTGACGACCAGGTCTGCCTTCCTGGCTTCCATGAGTTTTTCCAGATCCTCTGGCTTGGTGGCATCACCGCACATCAATCTGTGCCGGCCTATGCAGATTATGTCCCCTGGCTTTATGTCGGTCTTGATCTTCTCCGGGATCTCGTAGTGGTCATCCTTGACCTCCGGCTCCTCCGGTGGGTCGAACAGGTCCGGGATAGTGAAGCCCCAGGCCTCCAGTTCTTCCAGGTTGTAATCGGCAGCGAGAATGTCCATGTCCCACTCTCCGTAGGCCAGGTTGTCCTTGATCACAAATTCTCTCCACTGCTCTGGGGTCAGATCCTTCCCTTGCTTGACCCAGCTGTCGGGGATCTCCTTGTATCCGAGTTCCTTCAAAGCCCGGTATCGCATGTTCCCTCCCTGGATGACGTTCTTGTCGTCGATGATGATCGGGCGTAGCGCCATCATTTCCGGGAACTCCTTCAAGCTCTGGACGAGCTTTTCAAACATTCCGTTCCGGATCAATCTGGGGTTTTTGGGATTGATATGGATCTCCGATAGCTTCATAAATGCAGTTTTCACCTTCCATCTGCCGGCTATCGGTAAATCCCGTAAATTATTATCGGTTAATTTTCAGTCCCTTGCCGGCTTTTAGTCGGTTTATCTCGTATTTTGTAGTATAAGCCTTTGTATCTGTATTTCCTTCCCCTGGATTTCAGAAGTTTTCAACAGGCCGGGGTTGGTAAAGGCCACAAAAAAAGCCCTCCGGTATGGAGGGCCTCTGTCTGATAAAGAAGAAAGGAGGAAGGCGGGCGGCTGGCTTAAGTGGAATTGTGTCTAAGCTGCTGCATTTCGGCCAGGGGTTCCCTCCGTCTTTATTCGGGACAAACGATATGTCATCACATCCCATGTACTCATCCCGTCTGTCACGGTTGCAAATAATCCTATTGGTCCGATGTCTGTAATGGTAACCCCAAATCTCTTGTCAAGTATCACTGAGTCGCCCATCTTCAACCCCTCGGGATTATATGGCCGTGATGGTTTGACCATTGTTCCGCCATAGCATTCGCAATACCCGGAAAACTCCTGCTTCTGTTGTGACCTCCGTTATTTGATCCTGATATAGCATCCGTGAAATATCTTTTCTTCCCTGACTTATCCACATAAATTGGTTCCGGCTTATCTGCATGGGTGCGCTTATCGAAAAGATCATCTTCCTTTACATGCACCAGTAACGGGAGATTTTTCAGCCAGAGACATGTTTTTTTAAGATCGCCGTCACCAAAATAATAAGGATGAATAATCTGGCTGTATTTTGCAATCATTTCGCTTGCGCATCCCATTGGATTCTCAAGACATATCTTTTCAATGGGAGCTTCCCAAAGCTGGAGAAAAAACTGTAAAGCTTCTATTCTTTTCCGGGCCCGCCCTGGCTGATACCAGTATTTTGTCGCTGCATAGGAAAGATAAGTGCATGGAGGATGTCCGATTAATAAATCCCATCCATCATATAAAATATCAAAAATGTTTCCCTGATAATGCGGGCCGGAACTTCTGTCGGCAAAAGATCGCATGACATGGCATCATGTCCAGCTTTGATAAAAGCATCTCTCATTGTTCCGGTAAATTCACATGCAATTAAAACTTTCATAAATCCCTCCTTAAAAAATAAAAATGGGAGCATTCGTTCATTTATTAAACATTGTCGGTTATTGTCGCAACTATTCATACCACTATTCGTTACCGCCAATTAAAAAGAACATCGTGTTCGTAAATAAACTGGTCAGCGCAATTGTTTAATACGTTTTCTGTCTTGTTTTTATACGCTTGATTTTTGCCAAATATTTCATCAATAACATATTCTCTTGCTATATTCCGTGATGAAAATATTTCAGCAACTTCTGAACCACCAAATCCATTTTCTTGATAAACTACATATACTTTCATATTTTCTTTCCATTTAATTGTTCAACAAATTTAATTATAGGAAATAACTGGCGGTAACACCGCATAAAACCAATAAAGGCTTTAGTGGGTAATTTCAGCATCGTAGCCCGTTCAAACCGTGTTGTATTTTGATAGTTCATTTCTCGCATTCCTTTACTGGTCTTATGCAAACCGTTGCCGGCTATACTACAAATCCGCTCCGAAAAGAGATGGTTGTTTATATTGCTGGCTTTTTATTCCTTTATAGCAATTGAAAATATGCAGTCCAGTTTCGGGATGCACACAATTTCTATAAATTTGGTCTTTCCTCGAATTGATTTTAAAATTAGTCAAATCAAATCCGTGTAGTTCGCTCCATTCTTTTCTATTGCCTCTATTTATGTCAGCTTCTTTTATTTCGGTTGTTGTTATGTTAAAATTTGCCCAAAATAAATGTCTACCGATTTTTTTTGTTGGAGGTATAAGCGGTTCATAAAACGGGACAACATTCTCAACTATCCATTTGCCTTCAAAATAGTGTTTAAGAAAAAGTATTTCCTGGTATAATTTCATATCAGGGTATTTAGTTTCAACTTTATTGCTGTTTTTCCATCTCCACATCCTGGCTCTGCTATGAGTTTGGCAGGGAGGCGAAGTCCAAATAAAATCAAACTCTTTGTAGTGGTCTAAAAGGTATTGGTGAGCATCCCCAACAATTACATTATCATTTGGAAAATAGTGTTTATAAACTTCTGCGATATCCTCTCTAAATTCAACAGCCGTAACATTTGCATCAGTCCATAATTTACGATTGCCCCCAATGCCAGAATACAAGTTTAAAACCCGTACAGCCGGTAACATCGGCTCATACGCAATTTGGCGGTTTAGTTGGTTATTCAAGTTTTCAGCTTCGTTCATATACGGTTATCGGGTCGGATAAACCAAGTAATGCTTTATCTTTTTTCACACTTAGCACATCTCTCCTCCACCATCTTATCTGCAAGTCGCTGGGCGTGGAGGGTGGCAAACTTACCGAGCCATTGTTTAAGCGGTTCACCTGAACCAACCCCGTTATGGAACATCCACCACTCCCGCTTACCCTCAACAGTCAAGGGGCGTATTTCATAACTATGGTCAGTCACTGAATTGTCAGGCTCGCCCAAGCTTTCAACAAGGGATGCAAGTATCTCCTCCGCACCCTCGGCTGTCGGCTGTAATGGTTTCTGTGAAATATTACCTAACTCACCATAGCCTGACCATTGTACTTTTTTCGCACCCTCGGCGGGAGGGAGGGGATGTTCGGCAAGGTATAAGTCCGCTGCCTTTTCGGGGGATATGATTTCGCCCGTCCCCCACTTGCGTCTCGTAAGCCACTTGTCGTAGGCTATTAATTCTTCTCTTTTCATCGTTATTCCTGGTTATATTTTTCTTCAATAGTTTTCGGGCTTGATCGGCATATTAAAAAAGCATCAGTTGAGCGTAGACCTCGGTCCCCTCGTGCGCCTCGATGTATGTTTCGAGGATCTCGTCAGCCTGGTCTTGCATGTTCTTTATCGCCTGGTCCAGGCCCACTCCATGATTCTTGCCTCCACAGCAACAATCGCAGTTCGGTCCTTTGGCGTCATAGCAGCGGGCATCACATCTGCATTGTTCACCGGTGGTTCCTCGTGTCTTAATCAGTGTTGCCATTGTACTCTGTTTTATAAAACCTGGGGGAGACGGACCTCGCCATTCTCATGGCGTGTGTCATCCCGATGTTGATTAAAGCCTTGCCTCCGGCTATGTCGAGTCTCTTTTTGATTTGCTCGGATATGGCCTTGATGTCCGTATGACGCAGATCCATCCCTGGCGTTTTTGCCTGGGTCATTAAAAGTGTGCCGGTCAGCCCTTCAAACAGCCCGTACTCCTTTCCTCGCCGTAATAAAAAGAGGTCGTAGTCCTCATATCCGGGGACGGTGATCGGTCTGGCGAACGGCTCCCAGGAATAGGTTACTACACTTTGCCGGGTTCCCTGGATTGGCTTCGCCGTGTAGTACTTGTCAGTCACCCGCTGGTAGCTGTCGTAGATTGAATTAAGCTGTTCCATCGGCAAAGCATTTTTTATAAAGCCTCATGACCTCCCTTGTCTGATTAGCCTCCTTTATGCCATGCAGGACGGTGGTGTGATCCCTATGGACTATCTTGCCAATCTCAGCCAGCGAATGTTTGGTTTTCTCTTTTGCCCTGCGGAAATAAACGAACCGGGCATCTACAACCTCTCTCTTTCGTTCGCAATTTTTTAGCCTTGAGACCGGTATGCCGGTTTTCTCGCTCACCTGGTAGAGGATCCCATCGAGGCTGTTGCGGTATTTCTCCGCCGCTATCCCTGTGGTTCGTCTCCGGATCAGCTCCTTGTCTATCATCTCTGCGATGTAACTCATCACGTCGTCCTCTCCGAAATCGGTAAAAAAGAAGGCGGCGTCCATCACATGGATGACGTTCCTGGCGTACTCGATCTGGGTCATGTCCGTGTATTTCTCGAAAATGTTCGGG